GGTCTTTGCACACGCGCTCACATTCCATTGATTTTTGGTTCACGATAGTTTTGGAGTATCGCCATGCCGCCCGGAGTCAAGCCGAAACCTCTTGCGCTGCACGTCATCGACGGCAGCCTGAAGAAGATGGGAAAGCCGCTTCGCGCGCGGCACGAAAACAGCCCGCAGCCCGTGCTCGGCCTTCGCCCACCCCCTGAATCGTTCAGCGCCGATCACCTCGCGGTCTGGCAGCGGTTGATGGAGGACTGCGCCTATGGCCTGCTGGTGCGCAGCGATTACGACACGTTCGTCACCTACGTCAATCTCGTCGTCGCGCGCGACAAGGCGCTAAAGCTCTACATCGAGACCGGCTGCCAGGTGCTCGTAAAGTCGAACGACTCGAACAACCGCATGTTGTCGAACCCGTTGATGCGCGAGCTGCGCCGGCTCAACGAACAGATGCGCCCCTTGCAGGTCGAGATGGGCCTGACCCCCATGTCGCGCTCGCGCATCCAGGTCGCCAAGAAGCCTGAGGAGGAGGACGAGCTTGGGCGCTTCCTCAAGTCCTCGTGAGCCCAAGGCTCGCCGCTGGCGCGACCCGGTCAGCCGCTACGCGCAGAACGTCGTCTCGGGCCACGTCCTGGCCGGCCCCCATGTGCGCGCGGCCTGCGCGCGCCACCTCGACGACCGGCTCAACGCACGCGAGCGCGGCTGGACGTTCGACGTAGCGCTGGCGCAGCGCGCGCTCGACTTCTTCCCCGAGGTGCTGCGCCTGAACGCCGGGGAGTTCGAGGGCAAGCCTTTTCACCTCTCGCCCTGGGAGGTCTTCATCGTAGGTTCCCTCTTCGGCTGGCGCGACGACGAGGGCGCGCGCCGCTTCCGGGTGGCCTACATCGAGACAGGGAAGGGGAGCGGGAAGTCCCCTCTAGCAGCAGGGTTAGGGCTTCTGATGATGATCGCCGATGGCGAGGCGCGCTCCGAGGTCTACGCGGCCGCCTCGAAGAAGGATCAAGCGATGATCCTGTTTCGCGACGCCGTGGCGATGGTGCAGCAGTCGCCCGCGCTGACGAAACGCATCCGCCTGATCGGGGGGGTCTCGCCCTGGAACATGGTCTTTCGCGACAGCTTCTTCCGCCCAATCGCTGCCGACGACAAGCAGAGCGGCCCGCGCCCGCACTGCGGGCTCATCGACGAGATGCACGAGCACAAGGACGACACCGTCGTCGAGATGATGCGCGCCGGGTTCAAGGGCAGGCGCTCGCCGCTGATGTTCATGATCACGAACGCCGGGGTGGACCGGCAGAGCGTGTGCTGGCGCTACCACGACCGCGCGATCAAGATCGCTGAGCGCACGCTCGAGGACGACCGCTTCTTCTCCTACGTCTGCGCGCTCGACCCCGGCGAGGACCCGCTGCACGACGAGCGCTGCTGGCCGAAGACGAACCCCAACCTCGGGGTCTCGATCCGAGAGGACTACCTGCGCGACCAGGTGCTCGAGGCGCGCCAGATGCCGGGCAAGGAGTCTGTGGTGCGGCGCCTGCACTTCTGCCAGTGGGTCGACGCCTCGACGCCCTGGATCTCGGGCGAGGCCTGGCGCGCCTGCGAGCGCAAGCCGCCGAGCCCGTTCACGAGCCGCTTCGCCGGGGCGCGCGTCACGCTGGCCGTCGACCTGTCGACCACCACCGACTTGACCGCGCTCGCGCTCGTCGTCGAACTCGAGGGGCGCCTGTTCGCCGCGGTGGAGTTCTTCACCCCCGCCGACACGATGCGCAGCCGGGGCGAGCGCGACGGCGTGGACTACGCGCTCTGGGCGCGCCAGGGGCATCTCTTCGCCATCGCCGGCTCGACGCTCGAGTACGGGCCTGTGGCCGCGCGCATCGCCGAACTCGCCGAGGTCTTCGACATCGCCGAGCTGGTCTTCGACCGCTACCGCATGAGCTACCTCAAGCGCGAACTCGAGGAGATCGGCCTCATGCTCTCGCTCACCGAGCACCCGCAGAGCTTCGTCAAGCCGAGGACGTCCGCGCTGTGGATGCCGCAGTCCATCAACGAACTCGAGGGCGCCATCATGCGCGGCGAGATCGAGATCGACTGGAATCCGTGCCTGACCTGGGCAGCGGCGAGCGCAGTGTGCGAGACCGACCTGCACCAGTCGCGCATCTTCTCCAAGCGCAAGGCGACCGGCCGCATCGACGGGCTCGTCGCGCTCACGATGGCCGTGGGGGCGCGCCGCGCGCCGAGTCTTGTCAACGTGGGCGCAATGATCGCTTGAGGGCTCGTTCCTGGCGCGGCATACTCGGCGCACCCGGCACCTCTTCGCGCTGATCCCGCGAGGCGGGCCATGCTCCCCTCGGGCATGGCAGCCGGGTGCCATGCCCCGGTCCTATCCCACGCGCTCGTCCGGTGGTTGCGTTCTATCGAGCGCATGCCTACACTGCTGTTCCATGACGACCCGTGCTCGCCCCCCGCAGGGCGTGCGTCGGTCCGTGCCACAGCAGCAGCAAAACCCCGAGCGACGGTCCACCGGCTCGGCTCCCCAGCGACAGGCTCCCGCGCCCACGCTGCAGGATGCCGACCGTGGCCGGATCTGACGCCCCCGGCCTGGTCCGCGTTGAGAAACGCGGCGGCCTCCCCGTCGCGGCAACGAGCGCGCCTGGCGTGCTCGGCTCCTCCGACCAGATCCGATTCCGCATCAGCAACGAAGACCCCGACTACTTCGGCGACGAGGTGGTGCAGGCCGGGCTCGAGTTCCCCGCCGCGTTGCCTGCTGTGGCCGATCACGATCACCGCATCGAGTCGAGCCTGGGCGAGTGGGTGAACGTCGAGCGCGCAGGGCGCGAGACCTTCGCCACGCTGCGCCTGGTGCCCCGGGGCGAGTCGCGCCTCGCCGACCTCGTCCGCGCGCTGCACGCAGGGGGCTTCCCGCTCGCCAGCTCGATCAATTTCGACATCGCGCCCTCGGACATCGAGCCGGTCACCCGCGCCGGCCCGGACGGGCGCCAGCAGCGCGGCAAGCGCTACCGGCGCGGCAAGGTGCGCGAAATCTCCGTGACCAACTTCCCTGCCAACCCGGCCGCCATCGCGGTCGCGCGTTCGCTCGGATTCAACGACGCTGAGGTAGCTGCGCTGTCGCGCCCTGAGCCTACCCCGGTGTCCATCGCTCGCGCCATTACGCCTGTTGGCGGCGCACCCCGCAGGACCACCACCGTGACTCTCGCTGAAATGATCGCTGCCGCCACGGCAGCCCACGAGGCCGCGCTCGCCACGCAGGCCACCGCCATCACCGCGCTGGAGACCGACTCCGGCGAGGCCAACATGACGGCCGTCTCGCGCGCGACGGGCGAGGCCGACGCGCTCTTCGCGCGCCTGACCACGCTGCGCAACGCGGAGACCGCTGCCACGCGCCGCGCTGCTGCCACGCCGGCACCCGCACCGGCGGCGCCGACGCCCGTCTCGCGCGCTGTCGCCAACGTCGCCAACCCCGACAACCGCAGCGCTGCCGTCAACACACGCCGCACCGACACCAAGGACGTGCCGGTCGGCACGCGCCTGGCACAGCTCGTCATCGCGCGCTCGATCGCGCACGAGACCCGCCGCTCGCAGGACGTAGTCGCGCAAGAACTCTTCGGCGCCGAGCACGAGCTGATCGCCATCGCGCGCACCGCTGTCGGCGTGGCCGACACCACGACTGCCGGCTGGGCCCAAGAATTGGTTCGACAAGAAACGCAAGGGCTCCTTCAAGTCGAGCTGCTCCCGATCTCGGCCTGGGCCGCGCTCGCCGCGCAGGGGATCACGATCCCCTTCAACGGCGCGGCCACGGTCGCCATCCCACAGATGGACATCGGCAAGCAGGTCGGCGGGGCCTGGGTCGGCGAGGGCGGCGCCATCCCGCTCGCCAAGGGCACCATGAGCGCCAAGCGGTTGAGCCGGTACAAGGTCGGGGGCATCGTCCCGCTTACCAAGGAACTCGAGCGCACCTCGAGCCCGGCTGCCGTCGAGGTCATGCGCACCTTCCTGCGCCAAGTCCTCTCGAACCTGCTGGACTCGTCCCTCATCGGCAACGGCCCCGAGGTGCCAGGCATCAAGCCGGCCGGCCTCCTGTTCGGCGTCACCCCGATCACCGGGGCAGCCGGGGGCGGGCAGGCTGCCGTGCAGGCCGACCTGCAGGCGATCATGGCGGCCTTCAACGCCGCCAACGTGCGCGGGCGCTTCGTGCTGCTCATGTCCGAGATGACCATCACGCGCCTGGGGATGATTACCAACGCGCTCGGGCAAGTCGTCTTTCCCGAAGCGAACGCCGGGCGCCTGGGGAACGCTGCGATCATCGCGTCGCCGTTCCTGGCCGACGACGTGGTGATCGCCGTTTCGGTCTCGCACTTCGCGAGCGCCTTCGACCCGCTCGAGACCGACATCTCCGACTCGGCGACTGTCGTCCTCGCGAATGCCGACGTCACTGCGCCGACGCACGCGACCGGCGCGGGCGGCATCATCGGCACGGCCGAACAGGTGCCCCCGGACGGCGGCATCCCGGTCTCGGGCGCTGGCGCTGCAGCGGCTGCTGTAGGCGCGCAGGCGATTTCACTTTGGCAAACCTGGAGCTTGGGCGTTCGCATGGTCATCCCCTCGAGCTTCGGGCTGACCAAGGCCGGCGCGGTTCAGATCGTCCAGGGCATCACCTGGTAGCGCCATGGTCGTCACGTTCGCCCTCGTGCTCTTCGTCGCGGCGCTCGTGCTGCTGATCCTCGCAGCCTTCGGCGTCGCGCACCCGCGCGTGCAGCTCGTGCCGCTCGCGCTCGCCCTGGCGCTCCTGGCCTACTTGCTGCGCCTGTTCCCGCCTTGAAACCGTTTGCCGCGTTGCCATAGCGAGCCGCCCCGGCGCCCTCCGACGCCGGGGTCTTTTTCCAAGAGAGGAGCACGACGATGGGCCAGACGCTCTACATCACGGACCCGGTCGTCGCCGCGGCCTACTTCGTCCACCCGGCCGAGTTCGTCTGGATCACCAGCGAGGCCGAAGCGCTCTGGCTTCTCGCGAGCCATCACGCCTACTCGCTCAACCACAGTGCAGCGTTGCCGCAGGCCTACTACGTCCACCCTGACGCGCCGCCTTTCGTGCCGTTGCCCGATCCGACGCCGCCCGGCACGCAGCCCGCCGAGATCACGGTGACCCCGACCTGGGTCTCCCCGACGGTCTGGGACGTGGTCTTCGGCGGCGTGCCCGACACCGCCCACGCCACCGGCGCGTTCATCGTCGTCAACGACGCCGGCGCCGTGGTCGTCAACGGCAGCTGGTCGCAAGCGCCGGGCACCACGGTCAACCAGGCCGTGAGCCTGTTCATAAGCGCCTGTGCGCCGTTCAGCGCCGTCATCACCACGCAGAAGTTCGGCAACCGCGTCGAGCTGCGCGGCGTGGGCGGCACGGTCATCAAGGCCGTGCGCGCCGTCCTGAACGTCCCGAAGGCCGCCGCTGATGAGGCTGCCGCGCCGCCGCCCGAGCTGCCTGCCGCGCAGACCTCGACCGTCGAGGCGAGCTCCGAGGACAGCGCGCCGCAGCACAACGCCGAGGGCGCGGCACCATGACCACCACCATCGTCTTCGCCTTCGAGCCTGTGCCTGAGCTGGAGGGCCGCAGCGGGGTCTGCGTCGTCGATCACGTGCTGGCCGAGCAGCTTATCGCCGAGGGCCGCGCCGAGGACTTCGAGGCCCATCGCGGCGAATCGATGCGCTACGTCACCGGGAGCGCGGCGAACGTGGCTGCCGCTGCCCAGGCCGCAGCCCAACGCGACACACGCGGGCTGGTCTCGGTGCGCCGCGTCCTCCCGGCCAAGCCCGCGCGCAAGGCACCTCGGCTGGAGCGCTGAACCGCCATGGGCCGCATGCTCAACGTCGCGCGCTCCGTGCTCGGGGGCCTGGGGTTCGGCCTACGCGGCAACGTGCAGCCGGCCATGGGGCCGCTGTTTACCGCCTTCGGCTTCGACCGCACGCTCGGCGGGGGGCTGCACGCCCTCGACCCGCTGGACGGTACGGGTTGGCAGCGGAACCTCCAGACCGTGGGCGCCGGTGCGCTGCCCGTGGTGGAAGCCGTGTACACGCTCTACGCGAACGCCTTCGCGCAGCTGCGCCCGCACCACAAGCACATCAACCTCGAGACCGGGGAGGTCGTCGAGGTGACCACCTCGGCCGCTTCACGCTTGCTCATCCAGCCGAACTCCTACGAGAGCGGGGCGACGCTGTTCTCCCGCATCGCCTGCGATCTGCTGCAGGGCGAGGCGCTCGTCGTCGCGCTGCTCAACGACCGCCAGGAGCCGGCCTCGCTGCACTTGATTCCACGTGGAACATGGTCGCCGCGCGTGGACCCGCAGACGCGCGAGGTCTTCTACTTCGCGAGCAATGACGAGGATCTGCTCTTCTCCCCGCAGGCGCAGGTCGCTGACGTCGAGGCCGGGCGCCTGTTCGTCGTGCCTTCCCGCAACGTGCTGCACTTCCGCTGGCGCACGCCCCGGCACCCGCTCTGCGGGGAGTCGCCCTTCGCAGCAGCCGGGCTCGCGGCCGGGGTCAACGTCGCCTTGTCGCGTACGCAGCTGCTTTTCGTCGAGAACATGCGCCGCGTCTCCACAGTGATTTCAACGGACGTCATCCTCAACCTGCAGCAAATGCGCGAGCTGCGCATGGCCTTTGACGAGCAGGCCGCCAAGTGGGAGACCGGGGGCATCCCGATCCTGTCGGGCGGCATGAAAATGTCGAGCGCGAACCTGAGCGCCATCGACGAGTCCGTCATCGCCTCGCTGCGCTTCTCCAACGAGGAGATCGCGCGCTGCGCCGGCGTCCCCCCGCCGATGTACGGCGACCTCTCGGCCGGCGCCATCGTCAACTCGGAGACCTTGGTGCGGCACTGGTTGAGCGTCTCGCTCGGCGGGCTGATCGAGCGCTTCGAGCGCGAGCTGGACCGGCTCTTCCGCTTCGACGGCCGGCACGACCTGATCGAGATGTCGACCGAGGCGCTGCTGCGCTCGGACATGGTCGCGCAGGCGCAGGCGCTCTCGACCCTGACCACGGGCGGGGTGCTGGCTGCCGACGAGGCGCGCGCCACGCTCGGCCGGGGGCCGCTGCCCGGGGGCGACCAGCTCATGGTGCAGCGCCAGATGGTGCCGCTCACGCTGGCCGCTGAACTCGCGCAGGCCGAACTCGACGCGCTCACCGCGCCGCCTCCTCCGCCTCCTCCGCCGCCTGAGCCGGCGCCTGAACCTGCCGCAGACCCGAACGCGCCCCCCGTGCCCGATCCAGCTGCCGCGCAGGTCGAGAGCTTGCAGCGCAACGTCACGGCGAGCTTCGGGGGCTTGCGCCAGACGCTCGAAGAGCTGCAGGCCGCGAGCGCGGACCGGATGACTGCGCTCGCGGCCATCACTACGCGCCTGAGCGAAGCCATCGACGCGGCGACGCGGGCGCAGACCGCGCCACCCGTGGACCGCGCGCTCGCGGAAGCCGAGGCCCTTGCCACGATCCGGCGTGCCATGAGGCGGCAGTCATGAGCCCCGAACTCGAGGGTTTCGCTGCGGCCGTTGCGCAGATCATGGACGAGTCCGTCGCCGGCTTGCGCGCGGAGGCAGCGCTCGCGCTCGCGCAAGTGCGCGACGAGGCGCTCGAGGTGCAGCGCTCGCTCGAGCAGCGCTGCGAGCGCGCCGAGGCGCGGGCCGACCAGCTCCAGCGCGACCTCGAGGCGACGCGCGAACTCGCCGCCCAGGCCCCGATCTCGACCATGCTAGTCGACGGCGCGGGCGACCTGCACGTCGTACAGCGCGGCGGGGTCACCACAACGGTGACCCTGGCGCAGCTCCTCGTGCGCGTCGCCTCAGAGGTCTCGAGCAGCCTGGGCGCGCTCGGCGCGAACCTGCGCGACGAGATCTGCTCTCGCGTCGCGCTGGAAGTGCAGCGCATGGGCGGCGCGCAGCGCTGGAGCCGCACGGCCTTCTACGGCGAGGGCGCGGTCGTCTCCTGCTACAACGGGCGCACCTACGAACTCCAGGCCGGCACCCGTGCTTCGATAGCGCAGGAGCCGGGCGACCACCCGGAGGTGTGGCGGCGCATCGGCTCGCACGGCCTGCGCGTCATGAAGTCCAAGCCCGCGACGCTCGAGCCCGGGGACGTCTTCACCGAGGCCGAGTCGCGCTTCATCAGCGACGGGGAGAACACCATCCTCTTCTCGCCGCGCGCCCCGAAGCACAGCGACATTGAACGCGGGGTGAAGCCGGCCTATGCGCTCGCGCAGTCGGCGATGGCTGTGGCCACGCTCGCGCGGCAGTTGGCCGAAGGCCATGCGCCGCGCCTGGAGTCCGTCGAGCGCACGGCCGCGAACGCGCAGTCGTGGATCGCAGCCGAGGGCGACGAGGCGGTCGTCCGCAGCGCGCAGGCGCTGGCCTGCGTGGAGTCGCGCCTGCCGCTCATCGACTCGCCCGCGCTCGCGCGCATTCTCGAACTCGCCGACGAGATCAACACGCTCCTCGGGCATGAGCCAGCAGACGATGCTCAAGACGACGACCCCCAGGAGGACCGCGCATGACCCGGCTGGGCACCGTCGCCGCGTTGCTGCCGCTGCCCGGATGCATCGCCGTAGCCGGCCCCTGCGACCTCGCGCGCGAGCCTGTCGCCTGGCACCTGTCGTGTTCCCTGGGCGGCAGCGCCGTCGTCATGCCCCCGAGCACGCTGCGCACTTTCATCCCCGTAGCTGCAGCTTCGGCACCGGCCTCTGTTCCCGAGGCCAAGCCATGATCGAGGCGAAGTCATGATCGAGCGCATCACCGTCGATACGGCGCTCCTGCCCGATGCCATGCTGCTGCTGGTCAAGGCGCACTGCCGGGTAGAGTTCGACCGCGACGATGCGCTGCTGAAGCTCTACACGGCAGCGAGCATTGGTCTCGTCGAGCGCAAGTGCAACGTCTCGTTGAACCCGGCGACCTACCTGGTCTCGAGCGACGAGCTGCGCTACGGGTTCGGCCTGAAACCGGGATGGTGGCTGCCGCTGAACAACGTGCACACGTTCACCGCCGAGGACGCGGGCGAAGACATCACTGACGAGTTCCTGCTCGGGAATTCGGACTTCGGCGGCAGCACTTCGAGCTACCTGTTTCCGGTCAACGACGCGAGCCCCTCGATGCCGAGCACGGCGCTCATGACCTTGCAGGTCGGACTCGACGACCCGGCGCTCCTCGCCCCGGAGTTCCTCGCGCTCATCCTGCGCGCAACGGCCTCGTTCTACGAGAACCGCGAAGCGAGCATCGACCTGTGGGCCGAGACGTTCAGGGCCGAACTCATGAGCCTGTGGAGGCCCACCGCATGAAAGCCGGCCGCCTGCGCCACCGCATGCGCATCGAACGCCCCGACGTGCTGAAGGACGCCTACGGCGGCGTGACCAAGACCTGGGTGCCCGTGGCCGAGGTGAATGCGGCCATCGACTCGATCTCGGGGCGCGAGTTCCTCTCTGCGGACCGGGAGCTGGCCGGCGTGACCTGGCGCATCACGATGCGCGAGGTGCCCGGTGTCCTCATCGAGCCCAACTGGCGCGCCATCGACGAGGACGCGGCGCGCACCTTCGACTTCATCGAGATCTTGCCGTCCCACACACGCGCTGAGATCACCGTTGCCGCCATCTGCGGCGTGTCCCAACCGTAGTGGAAGGAGGCCGACTCCATCATGGCCAAAATCAAGAGCAATGCGCACCTGTGGCTCTCGGACGTGAGCGCGGGGACGACCCCGCCGCCCGTGTCCCTGACCTCGATCACCAAGGCGAGCCCGCCCGTGGTGACCCCGGAGACGATGCCCGCAGGGCTGGCCGACGGCGACCTGGTCACCTTCGAGGGGACAGGCACACCCTTCCTGGACGGCTATGCCTTCCGCATCAGCGCGCTCGACGCGACGAGCTTCACGCTCCCCGATGTGGAGTCCTCCGACATCCCGGCTGCAGTCTCCACAGGCACCTTCTTCACGTACCAGAAGGCCGGCACCGATGCGCTCCTCGAAGCCTGCATGGCGCAGATCACCGTGGCGGGCCAGGCGCCGGACTCGCTGAACCTGGACGACATGTGCTCGACGATGACGATCCTCGGGGACGCCAAGCCGCCGACCTTCACCTTCAACGGCTTCGTTGACCAGGCCTCGCCCGGCTTCGAGAACCTCGTCGAAGCCTCGGTGAAGAACCCCAAGCCCACGGTCTCGGTCCTCATCGACTTCGGCCCCGAGGGCGGCTACATCGCCGGGCCGGGCCAGATCGGCGAGATCAGCGTGACGGCCGGCGTCGGGCAGGGCCTGCAGTTCTCGGGCTCGGGCGTCTTCACCGAGCAACCGACGTACTCCTGGGCGCTGTGAATCTATGTTCGAGCTGCAGACCATCGAACCTGTCCCCGGCCTCGAGGCGCTGGGCGCGCGCGTGCAATTGCGCGAACTCTCCTACGGCAGCCTGCGCGCGGCGATGCGCGCTGTGGCGGGCTCGGACCGCGCCAGCGAGTTGCTCCTGGGGGCTTCCCTCTACGTGGACGGAGCGCCCCTGGGCCTGGACGGCCTGGACGCGCTCCCCGGGCACCTCTCAGGCGCCGTGGCGCGCGCGATGTCGCGCTGCCTCGAGCTGCATGGGATGGGCGCGGCTGCCGAGCCGAAGGCCGCCAACGAGGACCAGGCAGCAGTTGCCGGGGCGAACGGCGAGGCAGTGCCCCGGGGGGAAGCGTGAGCGCGCCGGGCACGCGGATTCTCTTCGCGCTCGGCGCGCGGCTGCACATGAGCGCGGCACAAGTCGAGCAGCTCTCGGTGCGCGAGCTGACGGGCTGGGTGGAGTTCTTCTCCGTGCCTGCGACCGAGGACGACGGCATCCCCGACGTGCGCGAACTCACACGCGACCAGAAGCGGGCCATGTTCCACCATGGCTGACGAACGCGACCTCGTCGCCGCACTGACCATCGCACTTGACCCGACGCCGGTCTGGTGGGGCTTCGCCCCCTTCGAGTCCTCGGGCGAGCCGCCCACGCTCCCCATGGTGGTGGTGCAGCGCACGAGCTTCTCGACCACGGAGTACGAGACCATGTGCGAAGGCGAGTACACGGGAAACACCCTCGTCGTCATCGACGCCTGGGCGCTCACCTACGAGCAGGCGCGCGCGCTCGCCACGCAGGCGCGCGAGGCTGCGACCGGTGTCGAGGACTGGCGCTTGCAGAACGAGGCCGACCAGTTCGATCCGGGCTTTCGCGCCTGGCGCATTCAAGGCCAGTGGCTCGCCGTGGCTGTGCCGCCGACCTGAACCGCATCAGGGACACGCTGCCATGTCCATCGCCTTCCCCCTGGTCGTCGTGCCGCGCCGCGAGGTCACCCTCGGCGGGGTGCAAGTCGGGCGGCAGACAGTGCTCGCCGAGCTGCACACGCAGTCCGTGGCTGACGTGCGCTCCTACATCCGCGCGCTCACGGTGCAGGAGACCACGCAGCAGATCCGGCTGAACAACCCGCCGCAGATCATGACGGTGGACGGGCGCACGAATAAGCCGCTGGACGACGTGAACCGGACCACGGTCGTCCTGTTCGGCGTCGCGCTCGCGGTCTCAGCCATGCGCGAGGTCGAAGTCGCGCTCGCCGACGCCATCGCGCGCTCGTCGCGCGCGCGCACCGGGCTGCTCGGGAATGTCTCTTCCTCCTGGCAATGGGTCTACATCCCCAAGGGGAAAGCGCCGCGCGTGGTCTCAGCAGGCTCGGCTCCGAAGACCTTTGCTCTGGGGGACCAACTCGTCCTCTCGCCGCAACGCGTGCCCTACGCGACGATCACGAATCGCAACGTCGCGCGCGGCGGGCGCCTGAACCAACCCGTGCGCAAGCGCCGCGCGGCGAAGTCGCAGTACAACGCCTCGAAGTCGCTGCAGAACCGGGGGTTCCTCGCCGTCGCAACGGCTGCTGTGCGCGCCAAGCCGTCGTTCAAGCAGTTCAGCGTCTCGGCCGTCTTCTCGAAAAAACACATGGTGCCGGGCGAACTCATGACCCGGACACAGGGCTCGGGGATGATCGTGATCCGCGCGCGCATCCGGCGCATGAAGGTCTAGCACCATGGCCGAATCCATCGAGCGCGTCCTGAAGGTTACCGTCGACGGCAATGCAGCGCTGCGCGAGCTGCAGAAGGTCAGCGCCGCCACCGGCGCGGTCGATAGCAAGCTCCAGGCGTTCGGAGACACCCTCAAGAAAGCCGGCGCAGCGCTCGCCGGCGCGTTCGCGGTCAACGTGATCGTCGGCCAGTTCAAGTCCGTCGTCGACAGCATGGACGACATCGTGAAGGCGTCCCAGCGCGTGGGCGTGGCTGCCGAGAACTTGCAGGCGCTGCGCTACGCGGCGCAAGCCTCCGGGTCGAGCGCAGAGTCCCTGGACAAAGGACTCGAGCGCCTGGCGGTGAACCTGCAGGACGTCGGCGAAGGCACGACCGACGCGGCCAAGGCGCTACGCGCTTTCGGTGTCACTGCCGGAGATACCACAGCTGCAGCCTTCGCGAAGATCGCCGACGGCTTCGCGCAGATGCCCGATGGCGCGCTGAAGACATCCACTGCCATCACGCTGCTTGGCAAGGCCGGGGCCGACTTGATTCCCACGCTGAACAATGGCGCGAAAGGCCTGGCGGAATTCTCGGAGGAGGCCAAGGCGCTCGGCCTCGTGCTCTCCGACGAAGCGATCAAAGGGGCAGAGCACTTCAACGACCAGTTGGACATGCTGACGAACGTGGTCGCAGGCGCGGCGCGTTCGTTCGTCTCGGGATTGCTGCCTGCGCTGCAATCAGTCACGGCTGAACTCATTCACGCGAGCCAGGGCGGCGAGGGCCTGCAGTCATGGGGCGCTGCGCTCGGCGAGGATCTCGTGCGCCTGGCGATGGGGGCGAGCCTCGTTGTAGGCACCCTGGAAGACCTCATGGCGGTGCAAGAGGGGATGCGCAAATTCCTGGTCAGTCCGATCTGGGAATGGGGCGACATTTACACGGAGACATCCGCCAAGATCAGCGCCAACAACGACGAGACGATTCGCAGCTTGGAGCGCCTCGTCGCCAACTGGAAGAAGACCAGGACGGAAGTCGAAGACCCCTGGCGCATCCCCTTCGAGTTGCCGCCCGAGAGCAACTTCGAGCGCGTCCTGCGCGAGAACGCTGCTGCGACCAAGAAGCTCGCGGCCGATCAGAAGGCAGCAGCCGAAGAAGCGCTTCGGGTGAAGCAGGCCCTCGAAGCGTTCGACCGTCGCGAGGCCGAAGCCAGGGGTGAACGCTACGAGAACGCCATCAAGCTGCAGAAGGAGCTGAACGACGAGGCGGGCAAGGCAGTCGACGTGCAGCACATGACGAAGGAGGCGCTCGACCAGTCCACGCGCAGCTTCGAGAAGCACAACGATGCGGCGCTCACGCTCGGCAAGGTGTACGGCCAAGTCGCCGACGAAGCAGCAGCCCACGTGAAGATGCAGGACGAGCAGATCATCCGCCTCGAGGCACTGCGCTCGCTCTACGAGAAATCGACTGGCCCGGCCAAGGAATGGGCGAAGGCGCAAATCGACATCATCAACGCGCAGATCGAGGCGGCCAAATCCTCTCAGGAGCAGAAGGATTCCATGGAAGCCCTGAACAGCAGCTGGGATCGATTCCTCGACTCCGTCTCGTCGGGCTCGGTCACGGTGGCGCAAGCGTTCAAGGCGATGGCCGAATCGCTCATTGCAGACCTGCTGAAGATCTGGGCGAAGAAGTTCATTCTGGACGCCATCGCAGGCATGTTCAGCGGTGGCGGCGGCAGCGTGAGCACCGTGGGCGGGGGGCAGCTCGCGGCCGGTGGCGTCCTCGATGCGGGCCAGATCTTGCCCTTTGCGCGCGGGGGCGTCATGTCGCAGCCCGTGCTGATGCCCATGGCGCTCATGGCCGAGGCTGGCCCCGAAGCCGTGATGCCCCTCAAGCGCGGCGCAGACGGCAATCTCGGCGTGGCCGGGGCAGCCGCTGCCCTGAACGTCACCGTGAACAACTACACCGATGCATCAGTCTCGACGCAGCGCGGCCCGGGCGGCGATCTCCAGATCCTCATCGAAGCGACGAAGCGATCGCTCGCCGCAGATTTCCGGCGCGGGGGCAATGACGTGAGCCGCGCGGCCGAGGCTGCCTGGCGACTCTCTCGCGGCAACGCGGCGCCGTTCTGACCTACAGCGCAGCGGGGAAAAATCAACATGGCCACGCCGCGCGCCTCCGTCGACCTCGCGCGTGTTCGGGCGAGCGCGCCGGCCGGCATCGACCTCTGGCCCACGCTCACGCTGGAGCACCCGCTCTGGGCAGCGCCCTACTACCTCACCTCCGCGCCGACGCCTTTCACGGCCAAGCTCGAGACGCCGGGCAACCCCACGGTCACGTTCCAGTCGTTCCCCTTCGCCGTCATCCTGCCCACGGTGGACGGCGCCGGGCAGCAGGACTTGCAGGTCACGCTCACGAACGCCGACCCCGAGATCGCCGATGCGGTGCAGCGCGCGCACGCTGACCCGACACAGCGGATCACGGCCACGTACCGGGTCTACTTGTCCTCCCTGGGCACCTCGCAGACCCCACAAAGTGCGCCGCTGCGCCTGGCCTTCGACCTGATCCAGATCACCGAGGAGGCGGTCTCCGGCGTGGCGAATCGCTCGGATGTGCTGAATCGCAGGTTCCCCGGCACGTGGTACGACATCGCGCACTTTCCTGGGCTCGAACGGTGAGCACGCGCTCTGAATCCCTCGAGGCCGTCCTCGGCGACCTGCCTGGCCGCCCCTACCTGTACGGCGCGCGCGGGCCAGCTTCGTTCGACTGCTGGGGGCTCGTGCTCGAGGTGCGGCGCCGGCTCGGCCTGGTGCTTCCCCCGGACTTCGCTTTCGCTGCGCTCGATGTGGCAGCTGTGCGCGCGCTCTTCGACGCCCCGCGCCCCACGGGCTGGCATCGCAGCGACCCCACGCTGGGCGCCGTTGTGCTCGCCCCCGAGGCGCGGCATGCAGGCATCGTCGTCGCGCGCCGCGTGCTGCACGCGCACAAGGCCGCTGGGGTGATCGCCTGGGCGCTCGGGACGTGGTCGACCGAATACGGCACGCTGGACTGCTGGCAGGCCGGCGAGAAGGGCGGCACGCGCCATGGCTGACGTTGTCGTCCTCCTGAACCCACTGGACGTCTCGCGGCGGCGGCGCCTGGTGCTCCCCGACGACATCCCGCTCCTGGCCTGGGTGGACGCCAACGAGCCTGCGCTCGGCGCACTCCAGCGCTGCGTCTTCGTCAACGGCCAGGCTTGCGAGGACCGCACCTATCGCACGCACGCGCATGACGAAGTGCTCGTCACCTTCGCCCCAGGGATAACGGGGGCCATGGTGACGCAGGCCATCGTCTCTGCCATCGTCGCGGCGGCTATCGGCTACATCGTCTCGCGGATCTTCGCGCCCTCGCGACCGAAAGCGGCCGACACGCCGCAGGCCTCGCAGGTCTACGGCATCGCGCCGCCGAAGAATGCCGCGCGCCTCGGACAACCCATCCCCGTGATCTACGGCAATGTGATCGCGCTCCCCGACTTCGCCGCGCAGCCGTACACGTTTTACCTGGGCAACGAGGCTTACCTGCACGCGATCCTGTGCCTGGGGCTCGGCGAATTCGATGTCGTCGAGATGATGCTCGGGCAGACCTCAGCTGTTCCGCTCGCGAAAGACGTCGTGCAGTACCGCGTCTTCCTGCCTGCAGACCACAACAAGACCTTTGGCGTCATCGAGGCAGCCACCGGCGTGCGCGAGAACGTCGTCACGAGCCCTGCCGTGGGCGACCAGGAACTCGTCGCGCCGAACGCGGGCGGCTCCATCGTGCCTTCGACGTGGTACTGGGCGCTCTCGGCGCCGTATCAGGACTACCTGCCCCACGGGCTCGACATCAGTACCGGCACGCTCGCAGAAAAGCTCGTCAAGCTGCCACAAAACCCGGCGCTCGGCATAGCCGTTCTTTGCACCTACGGGTATTACTGGAACTACTACAACCCGAACGGGGGCTGGATCTACCGGATCGGCACCTACACGGCCACGGCCTACGACCCCACGCACGACACGCCGCCCGACTCGCTCGTGCCCCCACCGGGCTACTCGGAAGCCGGCAAGGACAAATGGGTCGGCTCCTTTGCCACCTGCAAGCCCGGCCAGCATGGCTCGCTTCTCGAACTCGATTTCGTCTTTCAGGGTGGGCTCTACAAGGGGGACAGTTCGGGCAACCTGACCGACGCCACGGTTGCGATCAAAGCAGAGGCCCAGCAGATCGACGACGACGGCAAGGACATCGTGGGCGCACTGCTCACCTTCACCCCGTCTTTCACCGCACACGACAACACGCCGCAGCGCCGGACAGTCAGCTACCCTGTCCCTTCGGGGCGCTATCGCGTGCGCGCACAGCGTACGAGCGCCTCGGATCTGAAGGTCACCACCTCGGACCACGTGATCTGGGCAGGCTTGAAATTCCAACTGGACCCACCGCCTCCGGCCACGTTCGTCTACGGGGACGTGACGCTGATCTCGATCATCATGAAGGCGACCAACGGGGTCGCCGCGGACGCAGCCGGCTCGATGCGCTTTCGGGCCACGCGGCGCCTGCGTCCCATAGCAGACCCGAACGCGCCCACGCAACCGACGACGAACCCGGCGGACGCCTTCGCCGACGTGCTCTGCGCGGCCTACGGTGGGGCGCGGCCGGTCAACGATGACGAGCTGGATCTGGTCGAACTCCTCGAAAGCCGCGAGATGTGGGAAGACCACGACGGCTTCAACGCCGTCTTCGACCAGCCCTCGACGGTCTGGGAGGCGCTCGGGCTCACGGTGCAGACCGTCCACGCGGCGCCGCTCCCCGTGGGCTCGCGCATGAGCCTGATCCACGACGGGGTGCAGCCCGTGCGCACGCAACTGTTCACCGATGCCAACATCGCAGCAGGCTCGCTGCAGGTGAATGTCCAGTTCGACACGACGGGTACCCCGCAAGGCGTGCGCGTGAACTACCGTGATGCGCTGTCCTTCTCGGCGCAAGCGCTACTGCTGCCGCCCGATGCACCGGACTTCACTACCGTGGACCTCTTCGGCTGCACCTCGCCCACGGTGGCGCAGGAGCACGGCACGCTGATCCAGGCCAAGCGGCGCCTGCAGCGCATGGCCATCACCTTTGTGACCGAACTCGAGGGCCTGAATGTCTTGCCGGGCGACCGCATTGGGGTGCAGTCCGGCATGGTGAAGTGGGCGCAGAGCGCGCGCGTGGCCTCCTGGGACGGCGGGCTCGTCGTTGACCTGGACACCGCACTCGACTGGACGACGGGGTCGACGCATGCGATCCAGCTGCGTGATCCCACAGGCGCCCCGGTGCGCGTGGTGGGCGTCACGCGCGGGGAGACCGATGCGCAGCTCATCTTGCCAAGTGCTGCGCCGTTCGAGCTCGTCGAGCTGTACTCCACGCTCGAGGCGACGATTCTTTCGTTCGGCGCGGTCGACCAAGAGACCACCGACTGGACGGTCACGAAGATGACGCCCAACGGCGCGCAGGTCACCATCGACGCGCTGAACTACGACCCCGCGATCTACGCCGGCGCGGCGGCCTTCACGCGCGCGCCCATCGGGCTCGCCGAGGCTGGCAGATTCGCCGATGATGCAGGCGAGCTGCTCGAGGAGGCTGCGCCGTGATCGCTTACCCTGCGTCGTTCCCGTGCCCCTCGCGCGTCGAGGGTCACTCGGCGGCGCTGTTGGCGGGGCTCGTGCGCACGCCCATGGAAGCGGGCAACACGCGCCAGCGCAGGTCGCAGCGCGTGCTACCGCACCAGATCGCGCTCGTCTTCATGATCGACCAGGCGCTCTACGGCGGCTGGCTCGCCTGGGTGAACGCCTACGCCTGGGATCAGTGGGTCGTGATGAAGTTGCCGGGCCTGCTCGCGAGCAAGCTCGGCGCACACACGGCAGCTGTTCCCGTGCGCTTCATGAGCGACGTGCAGGCCGAACTCGTCCCCGTGAATCGCCTGTGGTACTGGCGCCTGCATGTGCAAGCCGAGTATCTGCCAGTGCCTGAAGATTTTCCGGCCGTGGGTGGCATCTGGATCGCAGGCGGGGTGCCCGGGGCGCCGTCTCTTGATTGGATCTTAGGCGGCGTGCCGGGCTCGCCCGCGCCGATCTTCACGAACCCCGGCACGCCGGCCGCGCCGACCATCATCATCTGAAAGCGAGCGCCCCATCATGGCCGACATCAATGCACGCACCCGATTGCTCATCGGCACCACCGCCGAATGGGCCGCGGCCGACCTCGTGCTCGGCGCCGGCGAGCTCGTGCTCGAACGCGCCGGGGGAACGGTCAAGATGAAGGCCGGGGACGGCGCCGCGCACTATTCGGCGCTGCCCTTCGTCACGGCGCAACCTACGATCCCGCCCGAGTACCTGACCGACGTAGAGGCCGACGCGCTGTATCTGAAGCTGGTCGACGTGACCTCGACGCCAGTCGCAGGCAAGGTGCCGCGCCTGGGCGCCGGGGGCCTACTGCACGCTGGAATGGTGCCGCTGCCGCCCGCCATCGACGTTTCGACCGGCGCGGCCGACGCGGGCAAGCTGGTGAAGACCGCATCGACCGGCAAGGTGGACGCGACGCTCCTGCCGCCGACCGTCGTCGTCTCGGCGGGGCCTGCCGATGCTGGCAAGCACGTCGTCACCTCGTCCACCGGAAAGGTGGATTCGAGCCTCATCACCGTGACCACGGGCACCTACCGGGGCACGGTCGACGCCACGCTCGCCAAGCCGGCCGGCACCTACTTGGCAGGCGACTATTTCCTCAACACGGGCTCGGGCCTGGCGCACGCCTCCTGGGGCTTTCCGGGCGGCACGACGGTCTCGCCCTCGCAGCAGATCATCTACAACGGCACGGCCTGGGACACGGTGCAGGGGGCGGCCTACCTGCCGATTTCGGGCGGGCAGTTGACCGGCGTGTTGAAGATTCGCGACGGCGGCGTCTATGGTGGGACGTTCACGGGCGGATGGGACGCCCTCGTGGCCGAGTCCAACGGGGACACCGGCATTTCGATCATGACGCCCAAGGCGAATTACGGCGGGCTCGTCTTCGGGAACCCGACGAGCGCGGCGGCCGGGTTCTTCGTCTACGGCCACGCGCAGGATGTCATGCAATTCGGAACGGGCGGCACCGTTCGTATGAATCTCAGCGCTGCGGGGGGGCTCGCTTCTACGGTGCCCTTCTACGCCCCCAACGGCACCTTGGCCGCGCCCAGCTACACCTTCAACGGCGACCCCGGTGCAGGTCTAGTGTTAGGCGGCGGAGGGACCACTGTCGTCGTGGGCTCGGGCGCAGAGCTGGCGCGGTTCACGCCTACGGCCTCGTACTTGGGAGGCAACGGCAACGGGCTTTTGGGAATACAGAATTCAAGCCAGATTCTTTACATGCTGGCTGGCACCGCCGCAGAGGTTACCAATTGCGCGCAATTGGTGCTGACCGGAACGACATTTGCGAACCCGCGTGCGGCATTCCTGCGCAGTGATACGACGATGTTTACCAATGCGGCGGGGAGTCTCGAATACGGGAGATTCAATTCTGTCGGGCAATTCTTAGTCGGGACGTCGGTTCCAATGCTGACCGGCGCGGGCCGCGGCGAAATTGACATCAACGGGACGGCGGAAGCAATTCTTGGGCTAGGTGTCAACGGTGTTGTGAAGGCATATGTTCTCGCCGCTGGCGGAGAACTGAACATTCACAATACCACTGCCGCCAATTTTAATTTGCAAGTCAATGGCGCGACGAAGTTAACAATTTCACCGACGCAATTGCTTGACCAGATTAACGGCGAGGAAATCGGGTGGCGCAACCTTCCTGTCGTCGCCGTCACAGCAGCCGGCTCGTACTCTTTCACCATTGCCAACCGGGGTAAATGCGTCAATGCGGGCGGCAGCTGTACCGGGGTCACGATTGGCGACCTTGGTGCGGGGGCCGTGCATTCGGTTTTCAATGGCACGGCCGGCCCGATCAACATCAATGCAGCCGGTGTCCAATTATTTTGGAATGGGACTGTCGTATCGACGGCGCGCACGCTGGCGAAATGGGGCTTCGCTACCATGCTCAATCTGGGCAATGGAGCCATCATGCTGACCGGGCAGGGCATTTCATGACGGGCACCCAGCAGGCACTGATGATGGGCGGCGATGGCGCGGTGGTGCTCTCGTTCACGCCGTGGAATGTCATCGCCTCGGCGCTCACCGGCACGGCGGTTACGGCCTATCTGGCGTTCGCATCGACCGGGGCCGTCAGCTTCGTGGCCACCCCCAACAGTACGACGGTGGCGGGCTCCCCAGCGTGGTGGCTGCCCGTGGGGGTAGCACAACCAGGGCTGTGGATACGGGGCACCGTCACGTCGGGCAATGCGCCCACGACGGGCCAGGCCGTGGGCACCTGGCTCAACCTCTCAGGCACCACCATCCTTTGGGGGTTCGCCGGCGCCACCTCGGGCTCGCAGCAATGCACGCTTACCGTCGAGATCGCGCGCGATGCGGCTGGCGCCAATGTCATTTTCACCAGCGCAGGCAACCAGGTTTCTGCTACCCATGTCTGAAAGGAGACAGCGCACCATGGACGACGTTCTCGTATTCAAGTTCACGCCCCAGGGGTTCAGCTATACGCGCAGGGCGCTCGGCGGGTGTCCGCACGACGAGGTGCGTCCGCTCATCGACAACCTGGAGTGGCAGCACCGCGAGCAGGTGCAGCCGGCTGCACCACCCGCGCCGCCGTTGTCCGACGCAGCCCCTCCACCGGGACCGGCCCCCGTGCGCCGACTGCGCGCTGTCAAGCGCGAGCGCGGCAACGGCGCGGACCACAGCGCGGAGAATGCGCCCGCGTCCTGAAGAGCTTGCGGATCGCGATCAAGCCTGGCCGCGCAGGCTCGCCGAGAGCATCTCGAGTTCGGCCTGCTTCGCTGTCCAGCCCCCGGCGCCATCCTTGAAGTGCAGCCCGTACTCGGTCGGATCGGCCGTGTTCTGCTTCCACTGCCACCAGGTGAACGGGATCTTCGCCTGCGTGAGCTGCTCGAGCACCGAGCGCATCGCGACGAGATCTGAGTCATCGCCCGAGTGCCGGCCGACCTGCTGGACGAGCACGGGGACATTGCAGCCAGCGCGCATAGTGACGAGCGCGCGGATGCCGGCAGCGAGCTTGTCTGGGCTCGTCACCTTGCCCGAAAGCAGGTTGCCGGTGTAGACCACGTCGGCGCGCTCAGGCAGCCAGGCCTCGTCGATGACGTTCACCTCGTAGCCGTTGCGCGGCCCGACGAGGAACGGGGTCTCGGCGTCCACCTCGCGCACGGCGGCAATGACCTCGCGGTAGAAGTCGCGCACGCGCGGCGACGCGCTCGCAGGCCGTCCGCCGAGAGGCTCAGGCAGCAGCTCGAGCATGGCCACGTGCGGCACCTCGCGCAAGAGCGCGGCGACATGGCGCCAGACCGACAGGTACACGCCGCGCGTCGGGTAGTCGGTGAAGAAGTTGCGCCCGGCCTGGCCGAACACCCCGAGCGGGTCACAGTAGGCGATGTCCTCGGCGGACTGGGTGCCGCTCTGCCCGCAGTTCGAGTCGATGAACGGAATCACCCACATGCTGCGCGAGGTGATCCAGCCGATCTCGCGCCGCGACTGCTCGAGGTTGGCGCGGCGCAGGAACGCATACCCGTCGTTGTCGCGCGCGTCGGTGTCCTTGGCCCCGTGTAGGCCCCACCACCGCGCGACAGGCAGGCGGATGCAGTTCGCACCGAGCGCGAGCGCCGCGTCTGCATCGGCTTCGGTGCTCTCCCCCCAGGCACCCCAGTTCACGCCGCGCAGGGTGATCGGCTTGCCGTTGGGCTTGCGAAGGTGCTGGCCGTCGACGGTGAGGCGGGGAGCGATCACGTCATACCTCCGGTAACGCATGATGCCGAGCAATGATGTCAGCGAGTTCGTGATAGCCGTCTGCCCGAAGCGCGGCGACATGCTCGGCGATGGTTGGCGTAGGCTCACGATCAAGTAAGCGGAATGCAGCACGCAACTTCACGACCACGACGGCAGGCTCATCAGTCGCGGTGATGTGCGCGAGGGTGATTGCCATCGTCCATTGCTCGTCAGTCATGGCTCGCCTTCGCCTGGCATGTCCGGCGCATCGGCCCAGGCCCGCCAGCCGCGTTCGTAGTCAGCAGCGTACCGGCGCTGGAATTCTGCCTCGATGCCAGCCTGCGACCAGAGCGACATCGGCCCGAGTACCTCGACGACCTTCGCAAGCGTGAAGCGGCCGGCAGCCAGCTCGCGCAGCGCGGCGAGTTCCTTGCGCTCGACGTCATCGATGCCAGTGACCTGCTGCGTAGCGGCGGCACGGGCAGCTTGCCACGCGCACCAGGCAGCCTGAACTTCGTAGCTGTTGTAAACACCCTTCTCGGCGCTAATCCGCTGATCGAAGTCTTCCCGGTGGCGCCATATCGGACGCGCCCACTTCTCGAACGCCTGGCGCTCCTGCTGCTCGTTGGTGGGGGTCATTCATTCCTCCGTGATGCCGTGGGCGCGCTCGACGGCGCGGGCGACTGCGTGCGAGAGCGCATGCACCGAAGGCTGCGAGGTCGGGTCGTCGGCGATCTTGCGATATAGCCTGTCGATCTCCGCAGCCGTCAGCGGCTTCCTCTGCTCTGCCTGCTGCGCCTCGGGATGCGGGGAGGCGGCTAGCATGGCGCGATAGACGCCGGCCGGGTCGTGCTCCGCCTCGGACACGCACAGGCCCGCCGCACTCATCGCGGGCGTCGGATCGATCGGCACCAGCTTCCACCCCGCCGGAGCCTCGCTGCGCGCGGCCTGCTCAATCAAGCACCCCGACACCGATGGCCCACCAGAGCCACGCGACTTCGAAGAAGAACCGTCCGTCCGTGTCGACGCCGACAGCGGCCGCTGGCAGGAGGAACATGACGTTTGGGTTGTGCCGTCGGTAGAACATGGGTTGCTCTTTCCACATCGAGGGCAGGCGTTGGGGCCATACCCCATGTCGAGGCGCTCCAAGGCCGACTTCAGAGCTTGAACATTCGCGGCTTGCCATCCAGCCTCCAGCTCCGCGATCCTCGCCAGCAGCGGGTCAGCGATGGCGTGGGCGAAGCAAGGAAGGAGCCGCGAGTTCGGGCCGTAGTCCGCTGCCCATAGCTCGGCGATCCTCTCCTCGCTCACCCCCTGCGCCTCCCGCAGCTTGCGCATCTGGTCGGCGTGGTAGGCGGCTGCGTAGGCGCGCATAGCATCGTCGCTGTAGTAGACGTGCGCTCCAAGGTGTACCGGCTCCGGCTCCGGCAGCGGAAGTTCGTCGTGGGTCATCACAGGTCCTTCGGTGAAACAGGCGAGCCCCAGCACGGGGTGATCTCCACAGCGAATTCGAGCAGCCGTTCCGGGTTCATGCCCCGCATCTTGGCGAGCTGGCGCTCGAGCGATTCGATGCGGATCTGGCGCAGCTCTTCGATGCGCGCAAGCGCGTCATCGCGGTTGTTGAATGCCTCGCTGCCGAGCTTGTACGAGGAAGCCAGACCACTCGGCGCCTTCTCGGGGGTTGGCATCTGCGATCCACACACCCTGCGTGAGGGCGTACTTGGTGATGTAGAACTTGTTCACGTGGCGTCTCCGATTTCGGCAGCAGCGCGCACGATGGCGCGGCGGGTGGCCGCAGTTGGGTCGGCGTGGTTCGTCTCTTCCACGTAGACGCTCTTCTGGCCGGGGACACTGATCTGAACGCAGGCATTGCCCATGTAGCAGCGCACTGTCATGTGCAGTTCCACCGCCAGCCGCAGCACGTCGTCGCCGCTGGTGAGTGGGTTCCAGTAAGTCGGACATTCGCCGGATGCCGGGATGATGTGGGGCTCGTCGTTCTCAAAGTCGATGAACGCACCGGTTGTGGAATTGAAATAACTTCCTCCAAAGCCGATATTCAGGCCCGTAGCCTTCGCCGCCAGCTCCAGCAGTTCGCGGTCAGTGGTCATCATGGTGTTTTGTCCGGGATGTCGCAGAGGCGCTCGAGGGCATGAGCGATGGCCTGCACTCGGCGCCGAGCTTCCAAGGTGCGCAGGTGAAGCGGGATGCTGTGCCGCAAGGCGACCCAGAGCAGCCACGCGCCTGACATCAGGTTGAGGCTTGCCACAGTGCCGTCCAAGGCAGCGCGCGTCTGCCACCACTGCTGGAGTCCGCTCCACCCCATCACCGCATTGACGCTGAAGAAGAAGGCTGCCCCGAACAGCCACCGGCGCTGCGCGCGCAGCAGCAGGGTGTCGGCCTTGAGCAGCAGCCTGCACTGTCTGAGGCCGTTGGCACGCTCTTGTGCAGTGGTCATGGCGCCGCCTCCTTCGCTTGTTCCCCGAGCCGGCGAAAGATCAGCTCGAGCCCGAGCAGCCAGTCGGCTGGGGTCGCATCCGGCGCCTCGCATTCGTGGAGCACGAGGCGGTCGGCCGGGGACAGGTTGAGCCCCGTCAGATCGCTGCCGCGCACGATCCCGGAAAACCGCAGGTTGTGCAGCGCGTCGCGCTCGAGCTTGACGAACGAGGCGCCGAGCTGGGCCACGAAACGGGTCATGGCGCCTTCAGCTTCTGCGGCGCCTGCGGTGCTGGCATCCAGTGCGTAGGCGTGGCGAGCTCGTCGCCTTCTTCGTCCAGGCCGATGGACAGGAACCAGCAGTCGTCGTGGAAGATGGCAACGGCGACGCCAGCGTCCGCGCCCCAGGCCACGAGGACTTGCTTGTGCTCCATCGGCGGGCCGCCCTCTTCGAGAGGGATCCAGGCGTCGGACAGGGGGAACGTTTCGGTGCTCATCGATGTCTCCTTCGTAGATGGTGAGCGCCCTTTATACAGGGGGCTCGATGACCTCGGACGCGAGCGCGCGCAATGCCTCGAAGTCGATCAGACCGAGCGTTGCACCCAGGCGCATCAGCACGCTCGGCCGGCCGGCCTTCAGAAGCACGGCCATCGCCCCTGCGCACTGCACGCGGCGGCGCTGCTTCGCGTAGAACACCTCATGACAGATGAAGCCGGCCATGTCATCGGCGAGCATGTCGGTCAGGATGCTTTCGAGGCGACCCGGTTCCAGGCTGATGGCGCCTTCGCGCCGGAACGGGCAATCAGCGCAGGGGCGCGCCATGGCAACGTCGCTGCATTTCATTGTGCGTGCCCTGTCACCGGCCCGATCAGTGCCACAGGCGGCAGCAGAATCGCCACGCCTATCGGCCGCCACAGGTGCAGGCAGTAGGGGTGCAGGTTCACCCAGACGCGGCGCGGCGGGTGCAGCTGCAGGACGGTGTCGTCGTCCTCCCAGAACAGGCTCTTGATGCGATCCATTTCGGCCCACGTCGGGCAGCGGTTCGGAAGCGACACGCTGACGTGTTCCCACCCGCCGAGGGCCGGGTCTTCGTCTGCTTCGAGCAGGCCGTCGTGCGCGATGCAGCGCAGGGGTGCCTCGCCGCGCTTCACCAGGGGCACGAAGAACAGGCCGCAGTTGCCGGCCATGTCGCTCGAGGCCATGAGACCGGTTCGCACGCGGAATTGATTGGGGACGCGAAAGCTCATGGGGTGGCCTTGTTCTGCAGGGTCAACTCGGCGAGCAGCATCTCCGCGAGCGGCCCCGAAGGCAAGACCTGCAGCGAGGCCGAGAAGGCGATCTCCGCGTGCGCGGAGACCAGCTGCTGGACTTCTCCCCCGGGCTTCAAGACGGTGTCGCAGTCCTCGGGCGGGCTCACCACCATGTACTTGCGGCAGGCCATCGGCCGGTAGGGGTAGATCGCGCACTCTTCGCCCGAGGTCAGTAACACGCAGGCGCGCTCGGATTCGGGCAGCGCCTTCCACTGCTCGGCCGTCTTCGCCTGGGCCTGCACGCGCAGGCGCTCCACGTCCATCAGCCAGCCGACATCCTGCGCCGCCATGGCAGCGAGCTTGGCCTCGCCGGCCGTGATGATGACATGCAGCCGGCAGCAGGCGCCGCAGCCTCGGCTGCACTTCACGTCGGGACCGTGCTTGTCGTGGGCGAGCGTGTAGGCGACGGCCTCGTCGACCAGTGCCTGGCCCCCGGCAGCGATGCCTTCCGGGTTCCCAGGATTCTCGGCCGCTGCTTTTTGCAGGTTGCGCTCGAGGTCGCGATGCAGCCAGATGATCGTGCTCTGATCCTTGGGAGACGCGCTGCGAAACATCTTCGCGAGCGTCTCGCTGTTCACGTAGACGGCAGGCTCGGTCATGGGTGCGGGATCGGCTGGATGAAGACAGGCTCGCCGGCGATCAGGTCGCGGTACTCGCCCGCGTCATCCTGCAGCACTGGCATCGAGCCGATGTAGCCGCCCAGCATGCCGCCGAAGCTGAGCATCAGGCTACGGCCGTTCGCCGAGACGAGCAGCACCTGTGCAGGCAGCGTGTCGCCGGCGTAGGTCACGAGCACGAAGTCGCCGCGTGTCACGGCTCGTCCCTCGGATCGTCGCGCCGCAGCGGTGTGTGCTCAGCCTGTGTCGCCATGCTCAAAACGTCCGAGGCTTCGAGCCAGCTGATTGCCATGTGCCCGCCGATCTCGCCGAAGCCGGAGACCATGCCTAGGCTCCATCCCAGCTCTTGCTTCTGGCGTTCCTTGTCGCCTGCGAACTCGGCGAGCGTCGAGCGAACGCCGATGCCTGAGCGTCCGTCCTCGGTCTCGACCAGGCGCACGCAGGACCAGCTCGCGCGGATGTCGGTGAAGTTCTCGAAGCGGCCGGCGCGCCCGGCCAGGATGACCTGCGCGCAGACGCCGTGCTCCTTCAATACGTCTTCGATCAACGCGCGCACGTGGCGCAGGCGCTCGGCTTCGACGTTCTCGTCAATGGGTTCCATGGCGTTCCTTTTGGAGTCGCAGGTGGATCACCCCGACGGCAAGCCCGAGTTGCCAGGCGAGCTTGGGTGGCAAGTCGTCCAAGTCCTCGCGCGTGGCTTCGCGCACCGTCAAGTCGACGTTGAAGGCGAGCACCGCGCCGCAGTAAATGCACACGCTGATATCGTTGGCCGAGGGCGTCGCACCGTCGGTCAGGCCCGTCGCGCCAGTCATCTCGGCCTTGCAGCGCGGCCAGCGCGCATCGCTGCAGGTGTAGGTGCAGGTGGGGGTCACAACCAGGTCTCCACGATGTCCGGGTCGTCGCCCTCGCTGCGCGTGATGCAGGCCAGACCCATGTCTTCCATCTGCTCGCGCAGCCAGTCGAGCGTGTTGCTGGCGAGGATTCTGTCCGTCGCCTTGATGTCAGCGCCAACGAGCCAGCGCCGCGCGACGAAGCTGTCCGGGTAGTCGAACGGGTGGTCGTAGATCGTCCACAGGACCAGGGGCTCGCTCATGCTGTCCCCGCATCGTTGCTGCCGCATGCTACTTGTGCGGCCAGCGCGACGCACTCGGCGCGCACATAGTCGATGTCGCGGTATTCGTCATCGTCGGTCAGGAGCTTCCGGCGCTTAGGTTTCGGCCGTAGCGATTCGATTCGCGGGGACAAGTCGAACGCATGCGCGCAATCGAAAACGAGCCACCACACGCGCTCGGACTCGCCGGGCTCGGGCACATGACAGATACCGCTACCGTTTTCGCTCGCAGGCTGGCAGAAGTCGGCGAACGTCAGCCCGCCGTGGACAGTGACCTTGACGGCGTCGTAGTCCTTCTCGTACCACGGATGCCCGGTAGATACCCCCACATAGCCGCACAGCGAACCCGACACGCCTGCGCGGTGAATGAGGCATGGCAGGCCTGTCGTCTCGTCTGTCCATTGCAGCTTGTCGGGCTCAGAGTCCCACGGCCCGCGCGGCCATGCCGACTTGTCGACGAACGTCCAGGCTTGTGTCTTCATGGCGCCCTACCTCCGATGGCTGATGCGGGTGATCTGCCCGCAGTGCTGGCACTTGGTGCGCTCGCGTTCGGCAATGCGCTGCATTTCATCCTGGTAGGCTGCGCGCGTTCGCATCCACTGGCTCTCTCGATGCATCAGGCGCTCGAGCACGAACATTGGCGAGACCTCGCCCTGGCAGTCCAGGCACTTGCATTTGCCCGCGCGCACGTCAACCTCGAACGCGCTGCGCAGATGCGCACAGGCGGCATAGGGAACCTCGACGAGCATGCGCGCGCCGTCCGGGGGCGCCTTGTAGTCGACGGGCAGGCGCACGATGTCGCCCTGTTCGTCGAGATCGATGTCCATGCGCGTACTCCTTCGAAAAAGAAATCGGGTGCCCAAGCCGTCAGCGAGAGCAAGGGGGTCGGTGCTGAATGATTGACGCCGCAGAGCCCGGCGCGTCGCCTACCGTCAAGGGAGGTAGAGGGAGGAGGAAACCGGCAGGGACTTGGAACACCGACACGCACCCGAGGGGAAACCATTACTGGAGCGTCGCCGCCGCGCCGCCCTTCAGATCTTGCACTGCCCGCAGCACGTGCCCGCCTGCGTCGCGCACCACCATCGGCTTGACCCCGGTGGCTTCGAGCTTCTGCTGGAGCACGCGCGGGATCTTGCCCTGCTGCATCAGGATCAGGTGCCGACCCCGGTGCGGGGAGAAGTCCCGCGCCGAGGCGAAGTCCACGAAGCGCAGCTCGTCGCCTTCGCCCATGGCTTCCCGGATGCGCTGCATCCAGTCAGCGGCGATGGTGCCCAAGACGTCGATGCGCAGGACTGGCGCACGAAGGGGCGCAGAAGCCTCGCCAGGCGCTTGGGAAGGGGCAGGTGGGGGTGAGCTACTGCTCGGTCCCCCAAGCTCTTCCACGAGCATCGCGCGCACGCGCCGGGTGACTTCCTCGGCGACCTGGCCGATCTGGGCCTGGAGGAGTTCCTGCACGAGCGGGCCGATGCGCTCGGGCAGCGCCTCTGTCCGCTCGGCGACGCTCTGCACGACTTGGTGGACGACCTGCCCCACCATCAGCGCGTCGCGTGCCTGGAGGAGCTGTCCGAGCGCAGCCATCATGGACTGTCCGAACAGGGCGACAGCGGCGTCGATGCCGGCCGGTGCAGGCTCCGGCGCAACGGCAGCCACCTCGACCGCAGACGCAGACGTCACCATCGCGCGCTCGCGTGTCGTCCAGCGGACCGGGCCTTCAGCATCGGCTTTCGCAGAGGCTGGGGCAGGCGCCGGGGGCGCCGGAGACATCGCCGCGCGCTCGGCCTTGGGCAAAGCCTTGAACTGCGCCAGCGCGCGGTCATAGCCACCATTGCTTGGGGTGCACAGCTTGCCCAGGGCGAGGCGGTCGCGCTGCCGCGACCTCGGCAGCACCTTGCGCTGCGCTTTCTCCAGCGCATCGGCAGGTTTACGGTAGCCTGAGTCGAGTAGCGGCAGCGTCTGGCCGATGACAGCCATCCACTCGTCCTCGGTCCACTGCAGGTGCGTCCGGGTTGCCATGCGGGTCTCGCCTCCCCTTTGATTCAAACCGGCGCGAAGGCGCGCTCGGATTGCGGGGCAGGTTAGACCAAAGCTTCAATTGGCGCAACCAGGGTTGCGCGAGTGGCGTTCAGGCAGGTGTGGTCTTTCGGCGCCGGGCGACGGCTGCATTCACCTGCGCCTTTCCAGGCCCGGTGTACGTCTGGGACAGGTCCCAGGTGCCGTCTTTGGTGTCGATCTGCAGGATGATCTCGACCCCGCTGCGTCCATGCAGCGCGAGGTGGGCGATACCCTCGGGGGTCTTGCCTTGGCGGTAGCCCTTCGAATAGAGCACGAGCTTGTCGAAGGTGTCGATGACCAACTGCCGGGCCTGCCTGCGCGCGTCAGGCTCCTGCGCGAGGACGCCCTTGGTCAACTTGCGAAACTTCGCCTCGACCCCGTTCAGGTCAGAGCGGCTGACGCGGGCGAGCGCGCGCTGCGCTGCCTCGACCGCTGCCTCGGCGACGAGCTTCTCGGCTTCGAGCGCGCGCATGCGCGCGTTCATGGTTCGCGCGGCCTGCTTGTCGTCTTCGTCTTCGATAAGGCCCATCAGCCGGTTCAGCTTCTCGGTGATCTTCGCCTCGCGCTCCTGCGCTGCCTCGAGCGCCGAGCGCGCTGATGTGTCGTTGTCCCCGCCATGCAGGCTGCGCAGGTTCATCAGCTTGGAGCAGAACTCCATGACGGCGCGCTCGAGCGGGGCGACCTGCAGCGAGTGCCCCCCGGCCTCGCAGTCGACATCGGGGCGCGTGTGCTGCGAGCAGCGGATGCGGCGATGGCTTTCGACGATCCGGCCGTTCTCGTCGCGCTTGCGCGTGGTGTAGATCTGCGCGACCACCGCGCAGCCGCAGTAGCCGCAGACCGTCGCGCCGAACCCGGTCAGGACGTGCGGGAGCGTGCCCTTGACGCTGAAGGCCGGCAGCGCGCGCGACTTCAGCATGTCCTGCAGCGCGTGCCACTGCGAGAGCTTCAGGAGCGCCGGGTAATAGCCGTCGAGGACGTAGCGCGCGGCCGGCTGTTTTTCCGATGATGCCTCGACATCGATCACCAGTTCGCCGATCAGCGACGAGCTACGCACCAGCCGCTCGACCTGCGAGGCGAACGTCCCGCGCGGCGTGAGCTTCAGGCCCTGCTCGATCAACTCCTTGGTGACCCCGACCATCCCGTGCCCGCTCATGTAGAGGTTGACGGCTGTGCGCGTGGCGTGCGCATACTCGGGGTCGAGTTCGTAGGTGCCCGCAGCCGTCTTGCGAATCCAGGAGGGCAGGGGGAAGCCGCCCACCCGGTGCGTGCGGTCGCCAGCGACCCAGGCCCGCGCGCGCTGGTGCAGCGAGTCGCGGGAGAAGCCCGACTTGCGCGCTGATTCTTCGTTGGCGCGGATCATCACTCCGAGGCTCATGAACAGGTTGCCCTGATTCTGCTTTATCGACGCCTCGCTGTACTCCATCTTGTCCTTGGCGGTCACGATGGTGATGCCCTTGCCGATGATCAGGGCGAACTGGCCCATGGCAACCAGAGCAGCTTCGCGTGACAGCCGGTCGAGCGCCTCGACCACGAGCACCGAGCCGCGCGGCACCTTGCCGGCTTCCACGTCGCGCAGGAACCCGCTGAGCTGGCCCTTCGCGGCGTGCTTGCCCTTGAACGCTGAGACCCCCTCGTCTCGCAGGGTCTTGTTCAGCTCCATCCCGTTGTCGTCCGCCCACTGTTGGGCGTACTCTGCTTGGCGCTCCAG